TTGGCAAACGATAAGATCATCATCAAGGGTGCCCGCGAGCACAACCTGAAAAATGTAAACCTGACCCTCCCGCGGGAGAAGCTCATCGTCATGACCGGCCTGTCCGGTTCGGGCAAATCGAGCCTTGCCTTTGACACCATCTACGCCGACGGCCAGCGCCGCTATGTGGAAAGCCTGTCCAGCTACGCCCGCATGTTCCTGGGCCGGATGGACAAGCCCGATGTGGACGAGATCACCGGCCTGTCGCCGGCCATTTCCATCGACCAGAAAACCACCAGCCACAACCCCCGCTCCACCGTGGGCACCGTGACCGAGATCTACGATTACCTGCGCCTGCTGTACGCCCGCGTGGGCGTGCCCCACTGTCCGGTGTGCGGCCGGGTCATCAGTCAGCAGACCGTGGACGAGATGGTGGACGCCGTCCTGAAGCTGGAAGAGGGGACCAGGTTCATGGTGCTGGCTCCGGTGGTGCGTCAGCGCAAGGGCACCCAGCAGAAGGAGCTGGAGGCCGCCCGCCGTGCCGGTTACGCTCGCGTGAAGATCGACGGCAATCTGTACGATCTGGATGAGGAGATCACGCTGGAAAAGAACATCAAGCACACCGTGGAGGTGGTGGTGGACCGCCTTGCCCTGCGCAAGGGCATCCGGGGCCGCCTGGCCGATTCGCTGGAAACGGCACTGGCCCTGACCGGCGGTGTGGCCGAGGTGGAAGTGGTCGGCGGCGAAGTGATGACCTTCAGCCAGAATTTTGCCTGCCCGGAGCACGGCATCTCCATCAGCGACCTGTCCCCCCGGCTGTTCTCCTTCAATAACCCGCTGGGTGCCTGCGAAAAGTGTACCGGCCTTGGCACCTTCATGCGGGTGGACGAGGAACGCATCCTGCCCAACCGGAACCTTTCCATCCGGGAGGGTGCCATCAAGGCCAGCGGCTGGTACTACGCTGAGGGCTCGGTGAGCGAGATGTACTATCTGGGCCTTGGCAAAAAGTACGGTTTTACGCTGGACACGCCCATCAAGGATATGAGCACCGAGGCGGTCAACGCCCTGCTCTACGGTACCAACGGCGAAAAGATCGAGATGCACCGCACCAACGAGTTTGGCAGCGGCGTGTACTACAACAGCTTTGAGGGCATTGTAGAGAATCTGGAGCGCCGCTTCCGCGAGACCAACAGCGAGTGGATGAAGGAAGAAATCGGCAGCTTCATGTCCGGTGTGGAGTGCCCGGGCTGCCACGGCCGACGCCTGAAACCGGTGGTGCTGGCCGTAACGGTCGGGGACAAGAACATCAGCGAATTCTGCGAGATGTCCATCCGGGAAGAGCTGGAATTCATTCGGGAAAACGAGCCGAACCTGACCGAAAAACAGAAGCAGATCGGCGGCCAGATCCTGAAGGAGATCAAAAACCGTCTGCAGTTTTTGCAGAGCGTGGGTCTGGATTATCTCACGCTGGCCCGGTCGGCGGGCACGCTGTCCGGCGGCGAGAGCCAGCGCATCCGCCTGACCACCCAGATCGGCAGCGCCCTTTCCGGTGTGCTGTATGTGCTGGATGAGCCCAGCATCGGCCTGCACCAGCGCGACAACGACAAGCTGATTGCTACGCTCAAAAATCTGCGCGACCTTGGCAATACGGTCATCGTGGTGGAGCACGACGAGGACACCATGCGCAATGCGGACTATATCGTGGACGTCGGCCCCGGTGCCGGTGTGCACGGCGGTGAGATCGTGGCGGCCGGCAGTGTGAAGGATATCTGCAAGGCCAAACGCAGCATCACCGGCGACTATCTCTCCGGCCGCAAGCGCATCGAAGTGCCCCAGACCCGCCGCTCCGGCAACGGCAACTTCCTCACCGTGAAGGGCGCACAGGAAAACAACCTGCGCAACCTCGACGTAAAATTCCCGCTGGGTGAGTTCATCTGCGTGACCGGAATTTCCGGTTCCGGCAAGTCCAGCCTGATCAACGAGATCCTGTACAAAACGCTGGCCTGTGAGCTGAACGGTGCCCGCTCCCGCGCAGGCAAATGCGACGGGATAGAGGGACTGGAGTTTGTGGATAAGGTCATCGGCATCGACCAGCAGCCCATCGGCCGCACGCCCCGCTCCAACCCCGCCACCTATACCGGGGTGTTCAACGATATCCGCACGGTGTTCTCCCAGACGCAGGACGCCAAAATGCGGGGCTACGGGCCGGGACGGTTCAGCTTCAACGTCAAGGGCGGTCGGTGCGAGGCCTGCGAGGGCAACGGCATCCTGCAGATCGAAATGCACTTTTTGCCGGACGTGTATGTGCCCTGCGAGGTGTGCAAGGGTGCCCGCTACAACCGCGAAACGCTGGAAGTGAAATATAAGGAAAAGACCATTTCCGACGTGCTGAACATGACTGTGGAAGAAGCGGTGGTGTTCTTTGCCAACCAGCCCAAGATCGCCCGCAAGCTGCAGACCCTGCTGGATGTGGGTCTGGGGTATGTAACGCTGGGCCAGAGCGCCACCACCCTGTCCGGCGGCGAGGCTCAGCGTGTGAAGCTGGCCAACGAGCTGGCCCGCCGCGGCACCGGCAAAACGGTGTATATCCTCGACGAGCCCACCACCGGCCTGCACATCGCAGATGTGCACCGTCTGATCGAGGTGCTGCAGAAGCTGGTGGATGCCGGCAACACGGTCATCGTCATCGAGCACAATCTGGATCTGATCAAGTGCGCCGACCACATCATTGATCTGGGCCCGGAGGGCGGCAGTGCCGGTGGTCTGGTCATCGCCGAGGGTACCCCGGAGCAGGTGGCCGAAGTGCCCGGCAGCTTTACCGGCCAGTACCTCAAGCCCCTGCTGGAAAAGGACAAGGCACTGCGGCAGGCAGCACAACAATAAAAAGAGCGCCGGTGCGTAAAAATCGGACTTTTTGCAAAAATACCCGAAAAAATTGCAAAAAATGGTTGACAAATGCCCCCACTCTGCGTATAATATCTTTTGTCGCCACGCTTCGGTAGGGAAGTGGAGCGCGATATCCGGGTGTAGCGCAGTTTTGGTAGCGCGCTTGAATGGGGTTCAAGAGGCCGTGAGTTCGATTCTCGCCACTCGGACCAAACGCTTCTCGGTCGAACTTTCTTTGGAGGGGTTCGACCGGGGAGCTTTTTTGTTTTTATCAATGGTTTCGTCGGAGATGTTGAAATAGAGGATCAGCTCGGTGTTGGTGAGCTCGATGTGATCCACAAAGGTATCAACCAGGCGGCGGCAGTAAGCCTTGGTGCGCTCCGAGGGGGAGACTCGGAACTGCTGCAGCAGGAACAGGATCTGATCACGGGTGAAGGTGAGGGGCTTTTTTGCATCGAGGGAAGAAAGCTGATAGGAAAGTGTGCTCTCCTGCTGCTCCAGATCGGCAAGGCGGGCAGAGAGGGCGGCGCTGGAGGTGCCGTTCTCAATAACAGAGAGGATGTTCTGGATCTTGTTCCGGACATCGGACAGGGATTTTTCCAGTGCCTGCTTCTCCGGGTCAGGGCGTGCGGCCTCAGCCTGCTGCAGCTCCACGATGGCATCCGCAATCTGCTCCAGCAGCGCGGGCTCCAGCAGCAGATCGGCGACGGCGTTGACCACCATAGCCTCCAGCTCGTCCTGCGGGATATTTTTGCGGGTGCAGGCGCGGCCGATGGAGCGGCCGGGGCAGGCGTAGTAGTGGTACATCTGGCCGTTGCCGCTGCTGCGTCCACAGACGCCTTTCATCAGGCAGCCGCACTCTCCACAGTACAGTTTGCCGGAGAGGATATAATCGGCGCGGGAGGCGTGCGGGGTGCGGCTCTGGCGGTTGCGTTCAAACATTTTCTGTGCCCTTTCCCATAGATCATTGTCGATGATGGCCGGGATCGCGCCCTCGATGCGGACATCAAACTTTTTACTGACGTAAACGCCGCGGTACATCTCGTTCTGGATGATGCGGTTGATACTGCTTTTGTTGAAAGGGCCGCCGTGGCTGGTGCGCAGGCCCATGGCGTTCAGGCGCTCCACGATGGAGGAAGAGGACAGCCCGGCGGCGTACTGCTCAAAGATATACCGGACTGCCTCGGCACCTGTGGGCTCGATGATGTAGTGTTTGTCGGCGTCCACGGTGAGGCCCAGCGGGCGGGAGCTGCCCAGGGCTTTGCCTTTAAGGGCGGATTCCCGCATACCGCGGCGGGCTTTTTCGGCCAGCTCGGCGCTGTAATACTCAGCCAGAGCTTCCATCAGGCCCTCAATGATGATGCCCTCGGCACCGGAGATGTTGCTCTCGGCGGCATAGAGGATCTCCACACCGTTGTCCCGGAGCTTTTTCTTATAGACGGCGCTGTCGTAGCGGTTGCGGGCCAGACGGTCGGTTTTCCAGCAGATCACGGCGTCAAAGGTGTGCTTTGCGCTGTCGGCCACCAGCTGCTGGAAGGCGGGGCGGTCATCGGTTTTGCCGCTGATGTGGCGGTCTACATACTCGCGCAGGATGGTCATGCCGTGGGCGCGGGCGTAGGCCTCACAGTCCCGGCGCTGGCCCTCGATGCTCTGCTCGGTCTGGCGGCTGCCGCCAGAGTAGCGGTAGTAAGCCACCAGGCGCGGCGCTTCGGCCACAGGAGCTTTTTTGCGGGGCATGATAACACTTCCTTTCCGGGCGGTTTGCCCATATGCAGGGAGTGTGATATACTGACCCCTGCAAGCATAAAATTTTCTTTGTCCGGTTTTGTGCTGCACTCCATGTTATCCCCGGCGCTGCATCGTACCAGCGCCGGGGCTTTTATTTGCCCATATCGAGAAAGCGTGCTATGCTGTAAGGGCAGGCGACGCATGGAAAGAAACCTTCTTGTTTTTTTATCCTTACCTTTTGACGACGGGGCAACCCCCTCCGGCTGGAAACGGCTGGAGGGGGTTGTGCGTTTATAAAACAAGGAGCACCCGGCGGGGAGCTCCTTGAAAAGAACAATTATTTGGAAGGTACGGTTGCACGAATTTTCTTTTTAGATGGAACGTAATTTGGATCATATTTCTTGCTTTTACGTTCCAATTTTTCAAAATTGCAGCATACCTTTTGATACAGCGGGATTTTACGACTGAGAGCTTTGCGGTATGTGGATTCTGCACGCTGGAGAATAAGATCGCGATTCTTGTTGCAATAATTTAACTGATTCAACAAGAGCATTTTATAATTCTCATTTTCGATACTCTGAATATCAAATTTGATCAAGCAAGATGGAATAACAGGAATCATATTGTTGAAGCCCATTAGGCCAAGACGACCATCGTCGAGTTTCATAACAGGACCGCCGCCTTTGATGTTAACGTGATTGGGCTTAGGGGATTCAAGGGGAACATAATAATCAATGCCGTTGATGGAGAGTACAATTCCAACATACGGACGCCGCTGCCCCTTATTGTATTGCACACGGGTGTCAATACTATGTAAATAGCTGATATAGTGTTCGTTAATGTGGTAAAATTGAAACTTCCCCATAATTCAGCTCCTTAATCCAAGAAGGTGCGGAACAGTAACCTGTCCCGCACCCTTTTTCATTCCTCACTATACGGCAGAGGTTCTCCGCTTTTTTCATTCTCTACTCACGGTAAGAGCTCACCGCTTTTTTAATTCCCCATTTTTTCATGGCAGGGAGGGGCTACCCTCTTTCAGCGGACAAGCAAAGACCAGCAGTCTTTTCATTGTCTTGGCAGGAATACGTTCCTGCAAGTCTATTATACGCTCGGTGAGCGGGTTTGTACACGAAAAAAATGTGAAAAGTTGCAAACGCAACAGAAAAACTAAAAATTAGGGCTTGACAAGCAATGAAAATTCAAAAATCCTTCACAAACAAGACATAAATAAGCAGACTTAATAGGAACCTGCTGAAGGGTTGTGCTTTACCGCGCAGAACGGAGATAATCAATCAAATCATCTGTATCGACATCCGGGAACGTATAAAGGATGTCGTCAAGGAGATCGTACTCATTGATTTCGGGGTGCTGAGAAATATAGCCGTCAATATAGCCAGAAAGCCATCCACGGGGATAGAAGCGTCCATAGCCGAAGTCATAGCCGGCGGAAGAATCGGAACTGCGGTCAGAACCATCAAGAGAGCTTGGAGATGAAAAGGATTCGCCTGCAGAAACGCCAGCGTCAAAACCGTCACGCCTACCAATGTCGATGCCGTCAGAGGAGCCGATGACAGCACCATCATGAAACGGAGTGGTGCTGGAAGAAGAAACGGCCGAAGAACTGGAACCGTGCCCAAAAAGGACGTCAGCGGGGACGAAAGAAAAAACGGCATACCCAACGGCCAGTGCGAGAATGATGACGATCTCAAAGCCGTGCCAATGCCAGAACCGTCGCCAACGATCAGAACGGGGCTGCTTTTCACCCATAAAAATCACTCCTTTTTCTCAGTATAGAAGAAAAAGGCGGACAGGAAAAGAAAATTGAACCATTCTGTTGCGACGGCAACAAAAAAGAGGGAGCACCCGGCGGGGTGCTCCCTCTTTTTTACTATGCACCGGTCACCCGGCGGCGGAGCCAGCGGTAGCTGACGCAGCGGCCTCCGCTTTTTTCTGGGCCAGGAGCTCCTGGCGGTAGGCTTCGACCTCGGCGTCAACGTCGAGGTCAGGAGCGGCGGGCTGAGCATTAAGCTCCGAAACGACACCATCCACATAACGCAGGATGGCGTCCTGATCCGCAGGGCTGAGCTTGAGGAAGGCCGTTAGAATGGCACGCTTACGGTCATCCAGGTGGTACTCGGCGGTCAGGCGGTCCAGGATGGAGCCGGACGTGTCGTCCAGCATGGGGCCCTCCCCGGTGCGCAGCCAGGCCTCAGACACACCGAACTCCCGGCAGATGGATTTAACAGTCTGCTCGGTGGCACTGACAGCGCCGCTTTCCAGCCGACTGACGGTGGCTTTGGTAAGCCCAATCACATCACCAAACTGCTCCATGGTGAGACCTTTAGCCTTGCGCAGCTCCCGGATGCGGTCATTGATGGCGGGCATGATGATCACCTCCTTTTTGTGGTCTGGCTTTATTATAACACGGAAGTTGCAAAATGCAACAAGAAAGTAAAAATATTGCTTGACAATGTTGCACGGTGCGACTATAATAAAGCCAAAGAGTTGCACGACGCAATCTATTGCGAGGCAATATGCAACAAAGGAGGGCATGGAGATGTCTGAACGTGAACAGAAGAGCCGGGAGCTGATGGAGCAGCTGGAAAAGCTGCCGCCGAAGGCCCAGGAACGCATCGGCTACATGATCGAGGGCGCGCTGGTGCTGGCGCAGAGCCGCGAGAACCCGTCCCAGCCGGGGAAAAGCGCATGAACCGCAGGATATTGTGGGCACTGCTGATCGAAACCATCGGGACAGTGGTGTTTAACGTAGGATGGTGGATGGACTGGCCGCCAATGGTGCTTTTTGGCGTACTGCTGGCAGTTACCGGGCTGGACCTGTGGGATGAAAAGTAAGGAGGAAAACAAGATGAAGTACAACACGCTGCGGATCATCCGCCAGCTGCTGAAGAACGAGCTGGAGGGAATGGAACGGGAGATGACCGTGCTGAACAATGATCTGAAGAAGCTGGACCCGGATGGGCTGCTGTCGGAGACCGACCCCCGGGTGAAGAAGCGGAAGACCGCAAGTGACTGGAGATACGAGTTGGAATGTGCGCTGAAGGACTTTGACGCACAGGACTGGAAGTAAGGAGGACAAGGACATGGATGCAGAGGCAAGGGAGAACCTGCGGCAGATGCCGCTGGAGCAGCTGGAAGTGGAGCAGACCCGGAAGCTGGCCTTGAAGGACAGCAGCGTGTACCTGCTGGGGGCCGGGGCCAGCATGGCCGCCGAGGGCAAGAGGATGTGCCGGAAGCTCCGGGAGATGCTGGACCGGGAGGACAGCGACGCCGAGTGCATGGTCCTGGACCTGCGGACCAAACTGGAGTGGATCGCCAGCGTGCTGGAAATCGCGGAAGAAAATGAAGGACTGGGGGCGTGAGCGGATGTACGAGAGAAAGAGGCTCAAAGCAGCCAGAATCGCAAAAGGCGTGACGCAGGCGGAACTAGCACAGCGGATCGGAGTGACGACCCAGGCAATCAGCTCATTTGAAAAAGGCACAAAAGCTCCAAAGATGGAGGCTGTAAAAAGGATTGCGGAGGCGCTGGGAATCAGCGTGGCTGAACTCTATGGCAGGATGGATCTGGCCGAGCTGTGGAGCAATGCGGCCTGCATGGGCTATTGCCTGATGGCAATGCAGCAGGCAGGCGTGCCAGAAACGATGCGGCGGAAGGTGTTGGCGTGCCTGGAAGAGAAGTTCGACTTTTACAGCCTGGAAGACGCCGAAAAAGCAGGCTATGCCAATACGGAGGGATAAGGACATGGAACGTTTTGTGATCGTGATGCCGGTGGACACCAGCGCTTACCTTTTGCCCTGTGACGACGGGGACACCTGCAAGCTGGAGACGCTGCAGAAGCTGGTGGGCGGGCCCATTGAGATGGCCGACACCTGCCTGGCTGCCAACTGGGCACGGGAGGATGTGGACAGCATCCAGATGGCCGTGAACGAAGAGGGCCTGTTGCAGGAGCTGCCCTGCAATGAGCATGCCGCGGATCTGTACGCGTTCAACTACATGAGCGGCATTGTGGGCCCGGCAGTGCTGATGGCAGCGCGGGGCGACGAGCTGATTGGCTTTGCAAAGTCGGTGGCCGAGAGCATCTGCGCCGAGTGGGAGATTCCGCTGGAAGCGACCGGTACGGGCGAGTGCTTCCAGACCTTTAACCCGGACTGACAGGAGGCGTGAATGGACGGTGAAAGCGGGCCGCTGAAGATGTGGCAGATCTGGGCGCTGTATGACATTGCCGCGGATTTTTACGCAGACCCGGAGAACCAGGCTGCGTTTGAAGCATGGCAGAAGCAGCGGGAGAAGTGCAAGAAAACAAAAAGGCCCTGCCGGCGTGACAGCACCGGCAAGGCCAAGGGGTGATGAAAGCAGCATGCACTCATCACCAGAAGTTTAACACAAACGGGAGGTTTTGACAATGCGGAAATGGATCTATTACTGCGGCAGCTGGGCCAGCCTGATCGGCTGCCTGCTGGTGGCAAGCGGGCTGGAAAGCTACACGGGCTGGGCCATGGCCGGGTGTTTTGTGGGGGCGCTGGTGCTGCTGGCGCTGGCTGTGGTGCTGGCGGGCCTGGGCAGCTGCGCCGAGCAGGAAGAGGACGAAAAGCCCTGCAAGGAGCGGCAGCCGCAGGAAAAACGAGCGGCTGACCGCAGAAAGGCGGGCTGAAGGATGGGCAGATACCGCGTGAATGTGGAGTGCAGCCAGAAGCTGCCACAGACCAAAAGCGAATACTTTACACACTGCAGCTACGAGGTGCAGGCCATCAGCAAGGGCGTGGCAAAGGCCATGGTCGAGGACAAAGCCCGGGCAGAGCACGGGGGCTGTACCTGCAAGGCCTACAGCGTGGAGGTGCTGAAGTGAGCCGGCCGGAGAACCTGACGCCGGACGAGGCAGAGATCTGGCAGCGGATGGAGCTGCACGGCGAGGAGCTGGTGCGGGACATGGGCGCTGCCCTGATGCAGGCCGACAAGCTGCCGGAGTGGATGCAGGAAGCAGCGGTGAACATGCTGTGCGACAAACTGGCAGACGCCCGGGCGCTGGCGGCCAGCTGGATGAACGACCACGGGGAACCGTGAAGGAGGACAAGGATGAAAAGCAAGATTGAAATCAACATTTCGGTGATCGACGACGGCCCGGTGGTGATGCGCTGCCAGGGCCAGAACACAAGCAAGGGCAAAGCGCTGGACGCCCTGGAAGATGCCTACCTGAGCACCGCGGCGCAACTGATGAGAAAGGGCCTCTCCAAGGCCGAGCAGGAGGAAGCCGCCAAGGAATTTGGCGAGATGATGCAGGACCGGCTGCTGGCCATGGTGCGAGGAAAAGGCAAACGGTATATGGTCAGCAGCGAAAAAGAGATGAGCTTTATGACGGAGCTGATGCGGCGGCAGGGGGAGGTGCAGCCTTGACCTACGAAGAGTACCGACGGGAGTTGAACGAGGCGCTGGAAAAGGCGGACTGGATGAACCCGCGGGACAAAAACGGCCCGGCGTACCGGGTACTGGCCCGTGCGGCACGGGACAAGGCCCTGCCGCTGGCCCAGTGGCAGAAGCTGCACGACGAATACTACGAAAGGACAAAGAGATGAAGAAGAAACTGAGCCTGACCGAGAAGATCAGCCTGGCGGAGAACAATGCGGTGGATTTTATGCACGCCTGCGTGACCATTGCCCTGCACGACGAGTACGAGGTGGGTGTGCAGCGGCTGCGGAAGGTGAACCTGCGGCGGGACGAGATCAACGAGGAGATGCTGGAAGTGATGGCCCAGCCCCGGAAGAGCGGCCGGGAACAGGCTGCAGCCGGGCAGGCCTGGCTGGTGAGCCTTTTGCTGGAGGGGGCGGAAACGGAGTTCCGGGTGCCGCTGGGCAAGGGCGCGGCCCGCAAGCAGAAGGAGCTGCAGATCCGCATGGCGGTGGACAACGCTGCCACGCTGGAGTGGCGGGTATACGCGGCGGCCTGCGCCGAGGTGCTGGGCTTTGGAGCCAAGCGCCTGAACGACTTACATAAAGCGGTGCTGGAAAACTTCCGGCAGCTTTCCGCCTGGGCCATAGAGGACGGCGTGGACGTGGCGCTGGAGCGTTTTTGCCGCTGCGCCCGGGACGCCTACAAGACCGACGTGCAGGTGGAGGACATCCCGGACGCACAGGCGCTGCATCAGCAGCAGCGCCAGACCCGGCAGGCACTGGACGGGCTGGCAGAGCGGGCCTGGATGGTGGAGGCCAGCCGCAAGCGGGTGGGCTGCCTGCCGCTGGCCCCGGCGGAAGTGGAAAAGCGCATCCAGACCGTGCTGCAGGCCCCGGCCATGCCGGAGAGCTGGGAGAGGAGGCGGGCGAGATGACCCTGAAAGAAGCGATGGGCTACCGGGGCGAGAACGCCGACACCCTGGCGGAGAAGATCGGCATCCGTGCCGGAGAGGTGCGCAGATGGATGGGAGAGAACGGCATGCTGCGGATCTCGGGAGCGAGAATGCAGCAGCTGGCTGCCGCACTGGACGGCGGGGTGCTGATCACTGAAGACGGGGCGGAGTTTGAGCTGTATGGGAACAGAGGCAACGCATGAGCAAGGACAAATGCAGAATGAGCCGCAAGCGCTTTTGCAAAAAAGGCGGCCGGAAAGCACGGCGTGCAGGTACAGGAGGCGCGGGACATGGTGCGTGAGGAGTGGGTGGACCCGCTCAAGCGGCGGCAGGAAAAGATTGCGAGCGCAAAGCACCGGGCCGGGAAGCAGGAGGGCAAAGCCGTATGATGGTGTACAAATACCGCCTGCACGACCCGGACAGCGGGAAGGTGCTGTACGAGGGCACGGCGGCAGACCTGGCAGCGCAGGGCGTCGTGGTCTCTGAAAAGGTCCTGCCGACGCTGTGGCGGGACCAGCAGCGCCAGCACAAGCGCCGCGGCAAGCACCGGTGGGATATCACCCGGGAAAAGGTAGAAGTGGCCTGCAGCCGGAAAGCCTACAAGGTGCGACTGAAGCCGAAAAAGACGGAGAACGCCCAGGCAAAGCCGCCGAGGAGGCCCACAAAGCCGAAGGGGGGCGCCGTACTGACGCTGAAACCGGCGGCACCCAGGAAGCCCCGGGTGCGGCTGAAGAAGTACCTGACAGACCCGACCCCGCTGCAGCGGGACGTGCGGGAGCTGGAAGGCTACAACGCCAAGGCCCGGGAGCGTGGAAAGAAAGAGCTGAGCTATGGGTACTGGGCAGCAGAGGGAAAACCGGCTGCTCCGGCATGGTAAAGCCGGTATGCACGCCGGACTGCCCGGACCGGCACCCAGCCTGCAGCGACCGGTGCGAAAAATACCGGGCCTGGAAAGCCGAGGTACAGAAAGAAAAGACCTACACGAAGAGCCAGAACGATGCGGGAAAGATCAACCGGAACGACTTTGACGCGGAGTTCTGGATGGGCGGAAAGCACAAATAACGAGCCCCCGGCGGCGCTGGATGCGCGCGGCCGGGGGCTTTGGCGACGGCGGGAGCGTCAGGCCGAACGGGTGCTGCCAGAGGGAAAGCTCTGGCGGCAGGCGTTTGAACTGAACAAACCATTCCTTTTTATAATAGGCGTCCGAGGCGGGCGCTTTGGGGGCTTGTATACCCGTTAATCTTGTGACTGTGTGGGCCACAGAAAAGAAACCAACACGAAAAGTTTACCGGACAGGGAGGGCACCGGGATGCGAAAAAGCTACATCCGGGAAAAAAGGACCCTTTGCGGGGACACATACCAGGCCGTGGGCATTTACCCCGTGACGGATCAGGAGCACCGCCAGCGGGGCAAGAAGCGCAAGGAAAGTGACCGGGGGCAGAAGAGCCGGAACAAAGCCGCCAGCCTGCGCCGCCGACAGCGCAAGGTGCTGGCCAATTTTGACCAGAACGGCTTTTACCTGACCGCTACATACGAGGACGCCTACCTGCCCGAGGACGAGGAAGGCTGCTGGCGGGACGTGAAGAACTATGCCCGGCGGGTGCAGCGGGCGGTGCGCAAGCGCTTTGGCGTGCGGGGAACGTGGCTGAAGTTGATGCTGTGGGCCGTGCGCAACGGCGAGGCCGGGCGGCTGCACATGCATGGCTTTGCCCAGTGCCCGGGGCTGAGTGAGGCAGAGCGGCGGGAGCTGCGGTATATGCTGGAGGATCTATGGCGGCGGCGTGTCCCCGGCACACGGGAGTTTGAGCCCATGGGCACCATGAACGCAGACCGGATCATCATGAAGAAGATCCTGGGCATTGACGGGCAGGGTACGAGCGGCACGGTGGGGTACATCTACGGCCACGGCTTCCGGCGGTGCCTGGAAACCAGCAACCTGACCCTGCCGGAGGAGCAGCCGGCAGCTGACACCAAGTGGAGCCGCCGCCAGCTGCGGGAGGCCTGCAGCGAACACGCGGAGGACCCGGCGTGGTGGGAAAAGCTGTTCCCGGGGTGGGAGTGCGTGAAGATCCAGATCTTTGACCCCGGCGGGCTGCACGAGAATGCCGAGCCCCGGCCGGAGGGCTGGGAAGCCACCGAACCGCAGGCTTATGTGATCCTGCGGCGGGGGGAGTTTGCGAAAGTTCGCACATGACAGACAAAATAATTTTATTTTGCGCGTAAAATAGGCGGTTTGTGCGGGGAATGTGTGAGATATCAGCCAAAAACGGCAAAAAAAGCGGGAAAGGCGGCGGGCAGTGACCAAAAAGCAGCGGAAAGAGGTGCGCAGGGCGCTGCGGCAGTACGACGGGCGCGGCAAGTGGGCGGCGGTGCTGGACCGGGTGCAGGACTACTATGCACGGACAGACCCTGCCTGCTGGGAACTTTTGCGGATGCGCTACCTGGAGGGCATGCGGGAAGAGGACGTGATCCGGGCGCTGTACATCGGGCGGACGACCTACTACAGCAAGGAGCTGGAAGCGCTGAGCACGGTGGGGATCTACGCGGCAGCGGCGGGGCTGCTGGATGCGGAATGACAGCTGCGGGGACGCAGAGGGATGGCTGAGCGCAGCGGCGCGCGGCCTTTTTGTGCTGCAACGGCGACGACCGCCGCCAGTGGCGGAAGCAGGGAGCTGAGGCTGGGGCAGTGTTCTGGTTTTTCAAAGCGCCGCAAGGCCGCTGCGGAAAAAACAGCAAACACAACCCGTGCTCCACTCCCCCAAAAAGTCCGGAGGTTTTTTGTGCGGCAGTTTGCGATAGACTGGAACCATGAGCACAGAGGGAGGGCCTGGGATGGCACAGCGGAAATACTGCAAAAATACCGTGTCGGGCCGACAGGGGCGCGGGAAAAAGTACCCGGCCAAGGTACGGGCCGAGGTGGTGATGGCCATGATCAGCTCCAACTCCATCTGCGCAGTGGCCCGGAAGTACGGCGTGCCGGAGAGCACCATCCGCAGCTGGATGGCCGAGGAGGCCGGAAAGTCGGACGGGGCGTTTGCCGAGGCCAGGGCCCAGGCGGCGCGGGAGATCGCAGCCCGGGCGGCGCTGGGAGCCCGGGCCCAGGTGGGCTACCTGCAGCAGCGGGTGGCCGAGAACCAGCGGGCCAGCGAGATCTGCACAAAGCTGCGGGCAAAACTGGACGAGGATGCCCGAGCCCGGGACTTTGCGATCGGCGGGCTGCTCAAGAGCGAGGCGGAGAACCTGCAGGACGCGGCAGAAACCGGCCTTGTGGTGTACAGCGAGCCGGGCAGCTACGACCGGCAGCTGGAGGACGATGAGCGGAAGGAGCTGGAACAGCAGCTGGAGCGGTACGAGGCGCTGGCCATGACCGACAAGGACGCGGCGAACGTGGCCACGGTGCTTTTGAACGCTGCGGCCAATGCGGCGGCGCTGGTGCCGCGGGACGAGGGCAGCAGCCAGAGCGCTGCCCCGGCGGTGCTGATGGAAGCAAAGGACGACACGCAGCAGCAGGAGGTGGTGCTGGATGGCACGGCAGGAGATTAACGGCCGGCCCATCATCTGGCGGCCGCAGCCGAGGCAGGCGGCCTTTATGCGGCGCAGCGAGGACGAGGCCCTGTACGGCGGGGCGGCCGGCGGCGGCAAGAGCGACGCGCTGGTGATCGAGGCGCTGCGGCAGGTGGATGTGCCGAACTACCGGGCATTGATCCTGCGCAAGACCTTTCCCCAGCTGCGGGAGCTGATCGACAAGACCATGCAGTACTACAAGCCCGCATTCCCCAAGGCCCGGTACAATGCCAGCAACCACTGCTGGACCTTCCCCAGCGGGGCGAAGATCTATTTTGGCAGCATGTTCCGGTCCCAGGACAAATACAACTACCAGGGCCAGCAGTTTGATTTTATCGGGGTGGACGAGCTGACCCACTTCACCTGGGAAGAGTACAGCTACCTGATGAGCCGCAACCGCCCCAGCGGGCCGGGCACACAGGTGTACATCCGGGCCACGGCCAACCCCGGCGGCATCGGCCACGGGTGGGTGAAGGCCCGGTTCATCACGCCGGCACCCCCGGGCACCCGGATGGTGCAGCTGGTGGACGTGAAGAAGCCGGACGGCACCGTGGAAAAGCTGCGGCGCACGCGGGTGTTTATCCCCTCCACCATCTTTGACAACCCGGCACTGCTGAAAAATGACCCGGGGTATCTGAACAACCTGGCGTCCTTACCGGAGGCGGAGAAGCGGGCGCTGCTCTATGGCAGCTGGGACAGCTTCAGCGGCCAGGTGTTCACCGAGTGGCGCAACGACCCGGCCCACTACGAGGACCAGCGGTGGACCCATGTCATCAAGCCGTTTCGCATTCCGGCGCACTGGAAGATCTGGCGCGGGTACGACTTTGGCTACTCGCGGCCCTTCTCGGTGGGGTGGTATGCAGCGGACGAGGATGGCAGGCTGTACCGGATCAAGGAGCTGTACGGCTGCACCGGCACGCCGAACGAAGGCCTGAAGATCGACCCGGTGGAGCAGGCCCGGCGCATAAGGGAAGCGGAAGAGAACGACCCGATGCTGAAAGGCCGGGTGATCCAGGGCGTGGCGGACCCGGCCATCTTCAACGAGAGCCAGGGCGAGAGCATTGCCCAGATGCAGGAAAAGCACCCGTACTACCTGGTATGGCACCCGGGAGACCACACCCGCCTTGCCGGCAAGATGCAGATGCACTACCGGCTGGCCTTTAACGCCGAGGGACGGCCCATGTTGCAGGTGTTTGACACCTGCAAACACTTTATCCGGACCATCCCGAACCTTGTGTACGACGAGAGCAACGTGGAGGACATTGATTCTGACCAGGAAGATCACATTTACGACGAGTGCCGCTATGTGCTGATGGAAAACCCCATCAGCCCGCGGCAGATCCAGAAAGAGACGGTACTGCGGGACGACCCGCTGAATCTGGACAAGCACAAGAGCAGAACGCATGTGATGCGGGTATAACCCTCGCACCGTTGGGAATGGGCAAAAAAGGAGTGACAGAGTGGACGGAAAAGAACTTTTACAGGAGCTGCTGCGGCGATACCCGGACCAGAGGGTGAGCGCAGACCCGGCGGGGGCCGGGATGCTGAACGGCCTGGGAACGCAGCAGCCGGAGCCGATGACCGGAGCGGGCCTGCAGACGGCAGGCAGCTCCCTCACGGAAGAGGCGGCAGGCGCGCAGGTGATCGGGCCGGAGGAGATTGCAAAGGCGGGGGAGACCCTGCAGAAATACAAGGCGGGCAAGGCGTCGCTGGACAAGCGCATTGTGGACAACGAGCTGTGGTTCCGCATGGGACACTGGAAGAACTGCGAAAACAAGATGATGGAGGGCAAGCCCAAGCCCTCCAGCGGGTGGCTGTTCAACAGCATTGCCAACAAACACGCCGACGCCATGGACAACTACCCGGAGCCCAACGTTTTGCCCCGGGCGGCGGACGACGAAGAAACGGCCAAGGCACTCTCGAAGATCATCCCGGTGGTTTTGGAGCAGTGCGACTATGAGCAGGTGTACAGCGACACCTGGTGGCGCAAGCTCAAGACCGGCACCGGCGTGAAGGGTGTGTTCTGGGACCCGACGCTGCGAGGGGGCCTTGGCGACATCAGCGTGAAGAGCGTGAACCTGCTGATGCTGTACTGGGCCCCTGGCGTGAGCGACATTCAGGAGAGCCCGAACCTGTTCAGCCTGAGCCTGGAGGACAACGAGCAGCTGGTGGCGAAATACCCCCAGCTGGAAGGCCACACCGGAAAGAGCCTGGACGTGGCCGAGTACATCCACGACGATCAGCTGGACACCACCGGCAAGAGTGTGGTGGTGGACTGGTACTACAAAAAGGCCCGGCCGCAGGGCGCGCCGGTGCTGCACTACTGCAAGTACTGCAACGGCGTGGTGCTGTACGCCAGCGAGAACGACCCGGCCCTGGCCGAGCGGGGCTTTTACGACCACGGGAAATACCCCTTTGTGTTTGACCCGTTGTTCATGGAAGAGGACAGCCCGGCGGGCTTTGGGTACATCGACGTGATGAAGGACACCCAGACCGCCATTGACGAGATGAACCACGCCATGGACGAGAAC